TCGGCGTTGGCGTTGAATTATTTAGCGGACACGGACCCTGAGGGTGTGACGATGGGCAAGGTCAATGAGATGTTGGCCGAGATGATTGAGGATGGCGGTGGGGCTGCAAAACCTGCCGGTGGCAAGATACTGCAGCAGTTTGCGCAGGCAAAAAGTGCCGATCCGTTTCAGTTTGTGTTGCAGCAAGAGGTTGAAAAGCCCAAGACCCAGCGTGTGATGCCGAGGATGCCCAGAGCGTTTGCTGATGGTGGTCCTGTTGGTGAGGTTGGAACCCAGGCGGTTGAGGTGGATGGGTATGCTGATGGTGGCGAAGTAGACTATAACCAGATGATGGTTGGGACGTTACTGCCTCCGCCGGAAGAGCCAGTTGCTCCCATGGTTAGGCCGGGAGTTTCTGTGCCCACCATGAATGAAGTCCCGCGCGTGGACGCGCAGGGAAGAGTTATTCGCGAAGCACCGACCCCGGACAAGGTGTATACACCGCTTCAACAAGTAGTTGGCGGGGCGGAAGTTCTTGGGTCTACTTTGTCTGGCTTGACGGCTCCGGCTTCAATTCTGTATGACGTAGCGCGGGGAGTTTCTGCCAAAGATATTTCTCCGGGTCGGTTTATGTACGAACCACGGACCGAGGCTGGGCAAGAGTACGCCCAGGGCATAGGCCGTCTTGCGCAAGACCTAAAGCTTGATGTAGCGCTGCCCCAGGTTCAATTGCAGCGTCCTTATCCTGTTGGGGCCATGGCACGGCAGGCTGCGAACATAGCCACGGGGCCAATTGATCGCGCAAAAATTCGAGCAGTAGCCTCTCGTGTACCAGAAGATGTTGCCTACGATCCGCTCAGAGAAAGGTTGGAGTCGCAAGGTATTTTGTCACTGGCCACACGACCAAAAGGCTCAGTTATTGATACTAGAGAAGAGATGACGCTATTAAATAGAGCGCTTTCTGCAAAGGGTCCCGAGTTTAAAGATACTGCAAAATTAGTACAACAAAATTTTGTACCCAAACTTAACAATTACTTAAACCGTCAATTTGGTACGGTAGATGATCCTTTATACGAAGCAACTGTGTCTGGAAAATTTTTACCACAAGCCTTTTTTAGGCCTAACTCTTTATTTAGGTTTGATGAACAAGAAGTAGCAGACGTCACTGGCCTCAAGTTAAAAAATGGCTCGTTGACCCTAGATCACATGAACAAACTTCAACAACTTGCCAAAGAAAAAAATCCAGATGCGATAAAACTTCTTGGGCGAGGTTATGATACTTCTGGGGCAACAAGGGCGAGATATATTCCGTCGAAAAATAATCCTACTTTTACTAAAATTTATGGCGAAATAAAGGAACAATCTGGAGGCAGGCCTATAACAATAACCGCATTGGAACCAGATCCAATAGATCCGAAGTTCACAGAAAACATAAGCCCAAACCTAGCACAAGAATTAATATATGGAAAACCCGTGTATGACATGGTGGGGTCCAGAATTTACAACGGAATCATAAACTATGATGATGTAGTTGACTACATGAATGAAAATGACCCCAAAAAATGGACCAAAATGTCTGTCCCAGAATTAGTCCTTGCTGCTAGCAAGGATAGTACTAAGGTAATAGATCCCGTTAAAATAGCAAGGTATGCATACGAAGGTAAAGAGCTTGTTCCTTTTCAAAAACTTTTAGGAACAGAAACCTATCTACCATTAGAAAATTCTCCGGCCTTGGGCAAAGGAGCGGAATGGCGGGAGATAAAGACAAAAGAAGCGCTACTTACTGAAGGTGGACGCAGCATGTTAAATCATTGCCTTAAAAGCAATACGTTGTACTGCAACATGCTTGAAAAAGGCGAAGCAAAATATTTTAGTTTAAGAGATGCTGATGGGCACCCACACGCAACCATTCTTGTTAAAAGAGACGGTGATACAGGTCCTTATAATATAGTTACACAAATAAAAGGATTTGAAAATTCAAATACGCTTCCTCTTTATGGCGAAGAAGTCTCAAACTTTTTGGATCACTATCAAAAAACTTTGGGTAAAAAATTAAAGTTTTCTGAAGACCCCGAATATGTTCCTTCCAAATATGGGCCAAAAAGGTTTGGAATTGACGACCCAGAACGGAACAATGGCGGAGATGACTGGGGTGGGGTGAGAAACGTTTATGCCAAGGGCGGCATGGTAGATAAACCTTTATATGATCGGGCAGCGTAATGGCCAAGAAGAAACCTAACAATATTGAGAAGGCACTCGGGGCCATTGGTGAAGAGCAGATGCTCGCGCCTGAAGTTGATATTGAAATCGAAGAAGAAGCACCTGATGACGATGAGGGTGTAAATATTGAGATCGGTGCCGATGGCAGTGCAACGATTACCATGGGCGAAGAGGAAGAGGTCAAGGAGACTAAGCACTACGAGAATCTGGCCAAGTACATGGACGCTTCGGACCTGGCTAATATCGGAGAGGAGATCCTTGAGTACTTTGACTCGGACGTTGCCTCCCGTGACGAGTGGGAGCGAACCTATGCCGAAGGATTTAAGAGCTTGGGCTTTCAATACGAGATGCGCACAAAGCCATTTCGTGGCGCAGCCGGTGTGTCGGTGCCCTTGCTGACAGAAGCAATTACGCAGTTCTCGGCTCAGGCCATGAAGGAACTCATGCCCTCTAGCGGGCCCGTGCGCACGGCTGTAGTTGGCAAGTCAAACCGATCGCGTGAAGCACAGGCGCAGCGGGTCAAGGACTACATGAACTACAACATCACGACGGTGATGAAGGAGTACACACCGGACTTTGATCAAATGCTGTGGTACGTGGGCTATGGTGGGTCGGCCTTCAAAAAGGTTTATTTTGACAAGAGCAAGCGGCGCTGCGTGTCGCCGTTCATTACACCAGACAACTTTGTGATGCCCTACCATGGTTCGAGCAATCCTTGGGAAAATGAGCGCTGTATTCAGGTTGTGCCTATGTCGGCTAATTCGCTGCGTAAGGCGCAGGTGGCAGGCGTTTATCTGGACCTGGAGATGGAGGAAGCGCCGGTTACGCCTCGCGAAACTCCAATCACGGATGCGCAAGACCGTGTCTCTGGCCAAAGCCCGGGGTACATGGACGAGGAATATACGCTCTTAGAAGCGCATATTCTGTATGACATTCCTGGGTTTGAAGACAAGGATGGCATCAAAAAGCCGTACATCATTACGGTGGACAAGGACAGCGGCAAGGTCTTGGCGATCTACCGTAACTGGAACGAAGACGACGAAACGTGCTGCCCGGAGCAGTATTACGTGCATTACATGTTCCTTCCGGGCCCGGGATGCATGGGCTATGGTCTGGTTCACCTGATTGGTAACTTAAACCGTGCGGCTACTTCTGCACTGCGTCAATTGTTGGATGCTGGTACGTTGGCTAACTTGCCTGCGGGATTCAAGGCCCGTGGTCTACGGATCGCGGACGATGATGATCCTCTGCAGCCGGGTGAGTGGCGTGACGTAGATGCGGGTGGCGCGGACCTGAGTTCGTCATTGCTGCCCCTGCCGTACAAGGAGCCAAGCCAGACACTGTATACCCTGATGGGATTTTGTATTGATAGCGGGCGCCGTTTGGCGAGCATTGCTGACATGCAGGTTGGCGACGGTAACCAACAGGCCGCAGTGGGTACAACAATAGCAATGTTAGAAAAGGGTGCCAATGTTATGTCCGGCATCCACAAGCGTCTGCACTATGCGCAAAAGCTTGAGTTTGAATTGTTGGCTAACTGCATGGCCAAGCACCTACCGGACGAGTATCCGTACGAGGTAGAAGGCGGCGATCGTAAGATCTTCAAAAACGACTTTGATGACCGTGTGGACATCCTGCCGGTGGCAGACCCCAATATTCATTCCAGCGCTCAGCGCATCATGATGGCTCAGACCCAATTGCAACTGGCACAGTCTGCACCTCAGATGCACAATATGTATGAGGCCTATCGCCGGATGTACGAGGCACTTGGTGTGCGGGACATTGACATGGTCTTGAACTATGACGATACCCAAGAGCCACGGCCCAAAGATCCGGCTACCGAGAACGCTGATGCTATCGACGGCAAGAAGTTGAAGGCTTTTGCTGGGCAGCAACATGACGCTCATATAGTGAGCCACATGCTTCAGGGCATGAGCCCAATCCTGCAGGCCAACCCCGTAGGGGCGATGAACCTAACCAAGCACATCTTGGAGCACGTTCGGATCAAGGCCGAGGAGCAGGTGGAAGCCCAGATCTTTGCCGAGTACGGCCCGGAGAACAAGGGGGTTGTGTCGGACATTCAGAAGGAAGCTATGGTGGCGATGCTGGTGGCTCAAGGGATGGGCGAGTTGCGTCAGTTATCGCAGCAGCTATCTGGTGAGGGCGCACCCGACCCATTGGTCAAGCTCAAGGAACAGGAATTGGCTCAACGTGCTCAGGCCGACCAGGCTAGAATCCAAGCGGAACAGCAAAAGATTGCTCAAAATGCGCAGGCCTTACAGCAAAAGGCCGCTATAGACCAGCAGCGGATTGAGTCCAACGAAGACATTGCCGGGACAAAGGCAGATATTGCCATGATGCGCCTACAACAAACGGAGAGACAGAATGCCACTCAAAAAAGGCAGTAGTCAAAAAACTATCAGCGGGAACGTCTCTGAGATGGTCCGCAAGTATAAGAAAACAGGCTCTATTGGAACTAGCAAGCCTGCCAGCAAGGGCAAAGCCGTCAAGCAGGCCGTAGCCATTGCGCTTTCCAAAGCCGGAAAGTCACGCAAGATGAGCAAAGGCGGAGTCCCCGGGCCCGTGCGCGAAGTAATGCGCAAAGATGCTAAAGTACCCACCAAAATCTATTAGGAGCAAAAAATGCCTATGTACCGTAAACCTACCGAAAAAGAACGCGCCAAAATTCAGAAGGCACGTCAAAGGACTATTCAAGGGATGGAGGGAGAGAAGGATATGTTTTCTCGCTTTTCTACAACTTCTGCCAAAACAGCTCGTGATGAGTACAAAGCCGGTCGCAAGATGATGGAAGAGGTCCCCGCAGAGGCACGCGCGTACGAGGCCGAAGAAGGCAACCCCGGTGTGGGAACGTACAAAGAAGGGGGCATCGTAAGCGTCCGTGGTCAAGGCGCCGCCCGCAAAACCAAAGGGTGCAAGATCTGCTGATGGAAAACCTTGTCGAGCAACTATACAAACTTGTCCGGTCTCGTAAACACGAGATCGGCGAGCAGATGATTTATGGCGGTGTCAAGAACTCGGACCATTACCACACCCTGGTTGGAGAGGTCCGAGGCTTGCAAATGGTCGAAGATGAGATGACTAGGATACTGACGAAAGTAGAAAGCGATTAGTAGAAACCCTAACCTCGTGGTGGATGCCACGCAATAATGGAGAAATTAGATGGCTGAAGAAATGACTGCACTGCAAAAGAAGTGGGCAGAAGAGCGTGTGGCCGAGCAGAAGATGGAAGAGGAAGAAGTTCAGAATCGCCCTGAGAATATGGATCAGAGCATTTTGGACAGAATCCCCAAGCCAACTGGCTGGCGCATTGTGGTTCTACCATTTCGTCCACCCAAGAAGACCAAAAGCGGTATTGTTTTGGCCGAACAGGCGGTGGAGAGGCAACAAATCGCTACGGTATGTGGATATGTCGTATCTACTGGGCCTTTGGCCTATGGGGATACGGAGAAGTTTCCGCACGGACCGTGGTGCAAGAAAGGAGACTGGGTTGTCTTTGGACGGTATGCCGGGGCACGTATTGGCATAGACGGAGGAGAGATCCGGATTTTAAACGATGATGAAGTCCTGGCAACAATTGCCGATCCGGACGACATTACGCACATGGTATAAGGAGAAGAACCATGCCAGAAAACGAAGATATACAAGAAGAAGTACAAGTCCCTTCTGGGGACGACCAACTGGAATTCAACCTGGGCGAAGGCGAACAGGGCGCCGAGGTTGAGATCGCAGAAGACGGAACGGCAAAAATTGCCGAGGTAGAAGAGGCAAAAATTGCCGCCTCAGAAGGTAAGAAGACCCCCGAGCGCGGGACCCAGGAGCACGAAGAGTACAGTGCCAAGGTCAAAAAGCGCATCGAAAAGATGACGGCAAAACTCCGCGAGTCGGAGCGTCGTGAGCAGGCGGCACTGGAATATGCCAAGCAGGTTCAGGCAAACCTCCAGCACATGCAGGCTCGGGTCCAGACCTTAGACCAAGGCTATATTACGGAAAGCAGAGGTCGGATTGACTCCCAAATTGCTATTGCAGAGGCAAACTTGCAAAACGCAGTGGAGCAAAACGACGGCAAAGCCGTAGTTGAAGCGCAGAAACTCTTGTCGCAGTTAATGATCCAACAGGATCAAGTTAACCGTGCTGCAGCACAGCGGCCGCAGGCTCAAGCCCCCGTGCAGCAGGCATATCAGCAACCTGTCTACCAGCAACCCCCTCAGCAAGCACCTCGTGCCCCGGACGAGAAGGCCGAGCGGTGGGCCGAGGAGAATGAATGGTTTGGGACTGACAAAGTTATGACGAATGGGACTTTTGCCATTCATTCTCAATTAGAGGAAGAAGGATTTGACTTGTCAAGTGATGAATACTATGATGAGTTAAATCGGAGAATCCGTAAGGAGTTTCCGCACAAGTTTCGTAAGCCTCAGGTAAATACCAATGTAGACGCCCCCGGTATTGCACCTGCTACTCGCGGTTTATCCGTGAGCCAAACTGGGCGCAGGACCATAAAACTCACACCTAGTGAAGTGGCCATGGCTAAAAGAATAGGTGTCCCCCTGGAAGAGTACGCTAAGTACGTAAGGAGATAAGCATGACTAGTCAAAAAATTGATCGCACAACACGTGCTGCTGAAACCCGTCAAAAAACGGAGCGTAAGAAGTCATGGGTACGTCCTTCGGACCTAGATGCACCTGAAGCACCTCCGGGATATCGCCATCGTTGGATTCGTGTACAAGCTGGTGGTCACGACGACAGCAAGAACGTAGCAGGCAAACTCCGCGAGGGGTATGAGCTTGTTCGTGCTGAAGAGTACCCCGACTTTGTCGCTCCTTCGATTCAAAACGGCATTCATTCTGGCGTCATTGGCGTCGGAGATGTTATGTTGGCGAGAATTCCTGAAGAGTTAGCTGAGCAGCGTGAAGCGCACTACCACCAGAGGGCAAGTGAACAGATTACGGCTGTCGATAACGATTTGATGAAGATTAATGCGCATGACACTATGCGCGTCATTAAGCCGGAGCGCCAGTCACGAGTTACTTTTGGTGGCCCTCGTAAGGCCGAAGACTAAACTTTTTAAGGAAGAATCAAATGGCTAACGTTAATAAGCCTTTTGGTTTTCGTCCTGTCGGCAAAGTCGGCAGTAACTACGATAACCAAGGTCTAACGCAGTACAAGATCTCCAACAACTACGGTACCGCTCTGTATCAGGGTGACTCCGTTAAGTTGTCCGGAGGATATTTAGCAATTTCAACGACCGGCGCAGCAATTGTCGGCGTTTTCCAGGGCTGCTACTACGTGGATCCCACGACCGGCAAACCCACATGGAAAAACTACTATCCTGGCAGCATTGCTCAGGACGGTATCGTTGCTCTTGTCAATGATGATCCTAACGCTCAGTTTGTGGTTCAGTGCTCCGGCATTGCTGCTGTTACTTGCGTAGGTCGTAATGCTGATTTGGATACTGCTGTAGCAGGTAGCGCAACAACTGGTCAGTCTGGCCAGCAAGTTGGCGTTCCCGCGACTGGCAATGCTACGTATCCGTGGAAAGTTGTTGGCGTGTATGAAGACGCAGAAGACAATGATGTTACTGCTGCTTACGCTAATCTCATCGTTATCCCGAATAACCACCTCTACAAGGGTGGCACGGGCACTGCAGGAGTTTAATCATGGCTATTTCACGTTCGCAACTAGTACGAGAGCTTGAGCCAGGTCTCAATGCTTTGTTTGGCTTAGAGTATAAGAACTACGAAAACGAGCACGCAGAAATCTATGATGTAGAGACTTCTGATCGCGCGTTTGAAGAGGAAGTTATGCTCTCTGGCTTTGGTAATGCTCCGGTTAAGGCTGAAGGCGCTGGTGTTGCTTATGACAACGCGCAAGAAGTCTACGCTGCTCGCTACACGCACGAAACCATCGCTCTGGCGTTCGCGTTGACTGAAGAGGCTGTAGAGGACAACCTCTATGACCGTCTGTCGGCTCGTTACACCCGTTCGCTGGCTCGTTCGATGGCACAGACCAAGCAGATCAAGGCCGCTTCTGTGTTAAACGGCGCTTTCACCACTTCAGTTGGTGGCGACGGCAAGCCCCTGTGTGCTTTGGATCACCCGACCCTATCCGGTCCGGATCTTAAGAATGAGTTGACCACTCCGGCCGACTTGTCTGAGACCTCCCTGGAGCAGGCATTGATCGACATCGCTGCGTTCACTGACGAGCGCGGCCTGAAGATCTCGATTCAAGGTTTGAAGCTGATTATCCCCAAGGAACTCCAGTTCACGGCTGATCGCATCATGAAGTCCACTCTGCGTGTTGGTACTGCAGACAACGACATCAATGCTATCAAGAACATGGGCATGATTCCTCAGGGTTACACAGTTAACCACTTCTTGACCGATCCGGACGCATGGTTTATTAAAACCGACGCCCCCAACGGCATGAAGATGTTCCAACGTGTAGCGATCAAAACTGGTTTTGAAGGCGACTTCGACACCGGCAACGTTCGTTACAAGGCTCGTGAGCGTTACAGCTTTGGATTCTCGGATCCACGCGGTATCTTCGGTTCACCCGGAGCGTAATGTTGTAAGGAAGGGGGGTTGCAAAACCCCCCTTTTGCTGTATTCTTTAGGGACTAGGATTTATTAAGCCCATACGACTGGCCTAGCAGACGTTATAGAGACTTATGGGCAATGTGCTATAACACGAAAGGTTTATCATGGCTAATACCAATTTCTCTGGTCCAGTAACGGCCGGAAACATTAAATACACTACCGGCACAACGGTAGGTACCGATGTAGCAAACGTAGGTTATGTTCTGATGGCTCAATCCGCTGTGATTGACATCATTGGCGCAACCTCAAACAACCAAGTTGTTGCTACTATCCCCGCAAATTCACAAATCGTTGACGTTATTTTGAACGTTACAACCGCTAACGACGACACCGGCACGGCTACTGTTGTAGTTGGAACTTCGGCGGACGCTGATGCTTTTGTTCCTTCTACAAGCGTCAAGACTGCGGCTACTACTCGTGGCACCCTGGACACCGAGGCAACTGATGTTGGAACCACTGACATTCAGGTTTTGGCAGACTTTACTGCTCAAAACGGCAACGGCGCGGCAGGCGCGGCTACGGTTACTGTCCTGTATATCCAGAACAACAACCTCTCCTAATTAGGGGGCTGCAATGAGCGCAAGCAATATAAGCTCGGTCACTAAGACCAGCGACGCACAGGCTATTGCGGGACGTACACGTGTAGCAGGAGTCTACTTCACGTGTACTTCAACGGCCTCTTCATTTGCATTGAAGAATGGTACAACCTCTTCTGGGACGGCCCTAGTGACGATCAATACTCCGGCTTCCGCTGGCGCGTATGACATCATCGTTCCGGATATGGGATTCTTGTTCGACGAAGGCGTGTTTATTGATGTAAATGACGCTCAAGTCACAAGTGTCACATTGTTCTTCTACGGTGGAGCAGCGGTCTAATGGCCAAGGCCAAGGGAATGGGCATCAAAACTTCGGTCAAGTCGGGCAATTTTCGCCCGACAAAGTCCGGAGCTGGGATGACCAAAAAAGGGGTTGCCGCGTATCGAAAGGCTAACCCCGGGTCTAAACTTCAGACTGCAGTCACAGAAGACAACCCTTCGGGCGCCCGCGCGAAGCGTCGTAAGTCTTATTGTGCTAGGTCTGCGGGGCAGATGAAACAATTTCCAGAAGCCGCTAAAGACCCGAATAGCCGTATCCGCCAAGCACGTAGACGATGGAAATGCTAAAACATGAGCGTAGAACGGGAACTGGCCACACACTCTGTTGAAATACGTCATATCCAAGACGACATGGATAAGATGATGGCAGACATGGACGAAATTAAAAAATCACTGGCTTCAATTAATTTAACTCTGTCAGAAGCGAAAGGCGGCTGGAAAACCCTCATGTGGGTAGCCGGAGCGTCAAGTGCGGTGACAAGTTTTTTTATAGGTTTGTATTCATTTTTCAACGGAAGGTAAAGCCATGCCAGCAAAACCCGGCTTGTATTCTAATATCAACGCAAAAAGAAAACGTATCGCTATGGGATCTGGTGAAAAGATGCGCAAGCCAGGAACTAAAGGCGCTCCTACTGCAAAAGCTTTTATACAATCTGCCAAAACGGCAAAGAAAGGAAAGTAATCATGGGAATGGGCAGCTTAATCAAAAAATTAGCTGAAAAAGGTGTTTTTAAAGCTGAGGAACAAAGTAAAAAAGCAACTTCTGATGCCGCTCGCAAAGACAACATGGCTGGGATGTCTATTGAAGCTAAAAAAGGCGGTTTGATGAAGAAGAAGATGGTTAAAAAAAGTGGCATGGCAGACAAAACAGGACGTGCTTTGAAACGTAAAACTGCGGATGCAAAAGGCCGCGCAATGAAGAAAGGAAAGTAATCATGGCAGGCAAAGGAATGGGTTGCGCCACTCGTGGCGGTGGAGCCGTGGAAAGCGGTCCTAAAAACAAAATGGTCTCTAAAACCAGCAAGACTACCGGACCGGCAATGATGGCCAAAGGCGGCGAAGCTATCAATCAGCACAAGCGTATGGCTATGGGCAAGGGCTACAAAAAAGGCGGAATGTGCTAAATGGCAACATCTGGTACCACAATATTTGACCTGCAGATTGATGATCTGATTGCCGAGGCGTTTGAACGCTGTGGCATGCAGATTACCAACGGGCATCAATTATCGTCCGCTCGTCGGTCGTTAAACTTGATGTTCCTAGATTGGGCCAATCGCGGATTAAATTTGTGGACCATCGAAGAAGTGGTGGTTAGCTTGACAGGCACTACTTCAATTACGTTGCCAGCGGATACAGTTCAAGTGTTGACTGCAGTTATTAGAGATTTATCGCAAAGCCCAGCAGTGGACATTACGATTGATCCGATTACAAGAGCAGAGTATTTGGACGTTCCCGATAAAAGCACACAAGCTCGACCTTCACAGTATTATGTCCAAAGGACAAACCCACCCGAGGTGTTTTTCTATCCTACCCCCGGTGGTGGCGGTCCCTATCAGTTCCGTTATTACAGAATACGAAGAATCGAAGATGCTGGTGATTACACCAATACCACTGACGTCAACTTTCGATTCCTGCCATGCTTGACAGCGGGACTTTCGTATTATTTATCGGTTAAGTTTGCTCCGGACCGTACCATGGGCCTGAAGCAGATGTATGACGAAGAGTGGGCCAGGGCAGCGGCCGAAGACAGAGAGACAGCACGCATAAGTTTCGTACCTCAACTGGGGGTATGATGTGGCATACGCAACCGGCAAATTCTCTTTCGGACTGTGCGATTACTGCGGACAACGTTATCCCTATAACGTCCTTCGCAAAAACTGGCGTGGATTCAAGGTTTGCCCAGAAGACTACGAGCCAAAAGAGCCTCAGCTCGAGCCCCTTAAGTTTGACGGCGATGCCGTTGCTTTATATGAACCTCGCCCAGATCGGGTGGAACCAGTCACTGTGTATGTTGGGTCACCTGGCGACTCAGCCTTTCAAAGCCTTGGAAGCGCTAACGGGGGCAACAATATGCAGCCCTACCCGGAGCAAGGAGACGTCTTTGGTGTTGGTAATATCGGAACCGTTCTTGTTGTTACTTCGTCCTCTACTACAGTATCGGGAGTCGGGGCAACAAGCGCAATAGGAAACGTGTCATGACCTACGACGAATTAGTAACTAACATACGCAATTACACTGAGGTGGACGCAAACGTGTTCACTAATGCGGTCATCAACACTTTTATTCTGATGACGGAAAATCGCATTCTTCGAGATATCGACCTGGATGTGTTCAAGCTTGAGGTTACAGGAAACTTAACCGCTAACAATAAGTTTTTAACGGCTCCTAACGATATCCTTACTCACCGGTACATGATGCTGACTTCTGCCGGTAATGATCAGATATTCTTAGAGTTCCGTGATACCTCGTTCATGAAGGAATATTGGGCAGATGGCACCGTCACTGGTGTTCCTAAATATTATTCCGTATGGGACCAGAACACGTTTTATGTCGCCCCCACGCCCACGTCCGGGTATGCAGTAGAGTTGGGTTACATCTACAAACCTGCTCAGTTGTCGTCCACTAACACGACGACTTGGGTGAGTATCAACGCCCCTGAGGCGTTGCTTTACGGCTGCTTGGTCCAAGCTTATAGCTACACCAAGGGGCCTGCCGATATGATTGCTTACTTCAACAATTCTTATAAAGAGGCAATCCAAGGTCTTGGAATCGAGCAACAAGGCCGTCGTCGTCGTGACGAATACCGTGATGGTATGGCTCGCATATATGTGAAATCAGAAAGTCCAGGTCCATGACAAATGTTCCAAAGCTTGAGGGGAAACGTGTAGCAATAGTGGCGATGGGAAAAAGCCACGGCCAGTTTATATTAGCCAAAACCCATTCAATAGAGTTTGACGAGGTGTGGGCTATTAACTCCATGGCGGGGGTGATTTTCCACGACCGGGTGTTTATGATGGATCCGTCCAGCCGGTTTTTGGACAGTGATGACTCGGGCACTCAGACTGGGATCATGGCCAAGGTGCTCAAAGAGCACAGAGGACCAATTTACACCTGTGAACTGGACGATCGATGCCCAGGCCTAGTGGAGTTTCCGCTGGAAGAGGTGATGAATGAGTGTAAAACGGGCTACTTTAATAACACCGTGGCCTATGCCATAGGTTTTGCGATTGCAGCAAAAGTGGCCGAAATTCACCTCTACGGCATAGATTTTTCGTACAAGGGCTACGTTCACTTTGCCGAGGCGGGGCGAGCCAACTGTGAGTTTTTGCTGTCCATAGCCATTAATCGGGGTATCAAGGTGGGAATTGCTCAGGATTCGTCGCTTTTGGACACCAACGAGCCAGTGCAAAGCAAGTTATATGGCTACCACCGTCTGGCCGAACCCTTGGTAGTGGGCCTTGAAAACGGCCGTTTTGTGGCTAAAAAGTACTCCGAAGTAAAGGATACGCTGCCCACAAACGACCCAATGTTGCCACCAGAAGCGCTGAGGACCTGATATGTTCCAGTTACATGCAGGAAAGATGGCTGATCCTATCGTCAAAACCAGTGACTTTGGCGGCCTTTCGTGCGAAGATCTAGCAGAACTTTGCGCAGATAAAATTATTAGTGTGGCCGATAACGCTCCTCCGGCCATCCGTGAGCAGGCCAAGTTCTTCAGGGAGCGCGTTCAAAGAGCAGTTTTTGAATATCTCAAACAAGCCAAGCGGGCCGAAAGGGCTACTTGCATCCAAATTTGTGTTCAGGGCGGGGAACAAGACGCCGCCAATTTACTAAGGAGAGTCTAAATGGCTTTTACCACAACCGTAATGCCCACTTCTTTTAAGGTCGAAATCCTTAAGGGTGTGCATAACTTCTCAACCGGCTCTGGCCAGACATTCAAACTAGCTCTGTATGACAACAGCGCATCGTTTACTGCGGCAACCACAGCATACACCACAACCAACGAAGTATCTGCCTCTGGCTCGTATACGGCTGGTGGTGGCACACTGACAAAGGTAACGCCCACATCTTCGGGCACAACGGCCTTGACAGACTTTGCTGATTTGTCGTTCACGACAGCTACGATTACCGCCTATGGCGCCATGATTTATAACGACACCGCTACGGGTAATCCCGCAGTGGCGATTCTAAACTTTGGTGGTGCTAAGACCTCAACTGCGGGCACTTTTTCTGTAGTGTTTCCTGCTGCGACAGCTACCGGAGCGATTATAAGAATCGCGTGATGAAAATTTGCGTAACGTGCCAAAACACTAAGCTATTAAGCGAATTCTACAAACGTAAGGATTCGCCTGACGGCTATAGAAACGACTGCAAAGATTGTCGTAAGGCGCGTTCGCTTAAAAATTTTTACGCTAATCCAGATGTTAAACGTGTAAAAAACATGGAAGCATATTGGAGACGAAAAGAGCGAAATCCCGATTTGTGGAAGTTTATTTATCAAAAGCACAGGGATAAACAATTAGCTGATTCTCGTGTCTACTACATTCAACACGCTGAAGAAATAAAAGCACGGCAGCGTCTTTGGAGCAAGCAAAATCGAGGTATTGCAAATGCTTTGGGGAAAAAATACAAGTTAAAGAAACGCAATGCTACTCCAACTTGGTTAACCAAAGATCAACTAGAGCACATGCAATGCTTGTATAAAGTAGCCGCCATGTACACGGCGGAGGGTTTAGACGTTTGGCATGTAGATCACATTGTTCCTATTCGGGGGAAAGATGTTTGTGGGCTGCATGTACCTTGGAACTTGCGGATTATTACTGCTTCTGAAAATATGAAGAAAGGTAATAAACTGCAGATGGATACGAGGGCATAAATGTGGCAACGTATAGCGGCTGGGGTGGCGGTCCATGGGGCGAAACTCCTTGGGGCCAAGATGTCACTTATGTCTACCTAGAGGGGTGGGGGTATGGTGCTTGGGGTGAAACTCCGTGGGGTGAAGGCAGCGCTGGTGTCCAAGGCACCGGCGCTATTGGCACTGTCACGGTCCAAACCCAGCAAAACGCCCTTGTCAATGTCACCGGAGTACAGGCAACTGGCCAGATTGGTCAGCCTACCGTCTTCACAAATGTGGATGTCCTGGCTACCGGGGTATCCGCAACAGGATTCATTGGCCAAGCTCAAATCACAGGAACTGCGGTCGTACCCGTTAACGGGGTGGCAGGAACTGGAGCGCTTGGTAACGTCACCGTCTCGGCGGCCGTGGATGTCCTCGTTACTGGAGTCTCGGCGACAGGATTCATTGGTCAATCTACCGTCACCGGCAGCGCTGTTGTGCCCGTCACCGGGGTCCAGGGTGTCGGTATCGTCGGAACAGTCACCGCCTCTGGATCGGCCCTCATCACGGTCACGGGTGTCGCAGGTAGCGGTGCTATTGGGACCGTTAGCACCAGCGCAGGGGCAAACGTCTCCGTTACCGGCGTCCAAGCCACAGGATTCATTGGCCAAACAGCCCAAACCGGTTCCGCAACCGTCCCAGTCACCGGGGTGGCGGCCAGTGGTGCCATCGGCAATGTTGCCGTCACATCAGCAGTCATTGTCCCGCTTACCGGGGTACAAGCTACTGGGTCTATTGGCCAAAGCACTATTACTGGCACTGCCGTCGTTGCTCTCACGGGCGTTCAAGGTGTTGGTCAAATCGGCAACGTCGCCGTGGTCCAAGACTCTACGGTCAATGTCACAGGCGTTCAAGGCACTGGATTTATTGGTCAGGCCTATGCCAGCATACCCGTTACGGTCCCAGTCACCGGGGTTCAAGGCACTGGAGCAGTCGGCAATATTACGGTTCAAGCAGGTTCTATCGTCAATGTCACTGGGGTTCAGGGCATTGGCGCCATCGGTCGGGTCACTATTTGGACGACCGTTAATGACAATCAAACGCCTAACTGGCAAAATGTCAATGATTCGCAGACCGGCGGATGGGTGGTTGTCAATGACTCCCAAACCACTACTTGGGTTCCAATAGCAGCTTAAAGGATTAAAAATGACGATTAACTACACTTCCCTACTAGGCCTCGCCCAGCCGGTCACGGGTACTGAATCGGGCACCTGGGGTACGGTCGTCAATGACGAGATCACGGCTCTGGTAGAACAAGCGGTTGCCGGAGCGGTGAGCATTGATGTCACCTCTGGAAACGTTACTTTGACGGATACGGATGGAGCGTCTAACCAGGCCCGAAATGCTCTGTTGTTGGTTACAGGTACTCCTGGAACAAGCCGCAACGTTATTGCGCCATCGAGCAGCAAGGTCTATGTGGTTGTCAACGGATCGGATGCCGCGATTGTATTAAAGGGTTCGGCCACGACTGGTATCACAATTCCTACTGGAACCAAGACGATTGCGTTTTGGGACGGCTCAGATTTTGTGTCGCTAAGCTCGGCTGTGTTTTCTATTTTTGGAACGTCTGCAGCAGGCGGTGCGGCCCGGTTCTACGAAGATACTGACAACGGTACTAATTACATTGGCCTGCAGTCTCCGGCCAGTGTCGCATCCAACGTAACCTTTACGTTGCCAAGTGCAGATGGTTCAAGTGGTCAAGCAATCGTAACTAACGGTAGCGGAACCCTTTCGTTTGGTTCAGCAGGTATATCTACGGGTAAAAGTATTGCAATGGCTCTAATTTTTGGCTTTTAGTGTCCCTATTTAAGGAGTAAATAATGAGTAATCCCAATATAGTCAACGTAGCGGCGATTTACGGCAATTCGTCCAGTACTTCGCTGTCTACAACCTCGGCAACCTCATTGGTCAGCAACGCTGCTTCCAGTGGTAAAGTCTTCAAGATCAACTCGATTGTAGTTGCGAACGTAGACGGCACCTCGGCGGCAGACATCACCATTAACGTGTACAGCCAAGCGGCCTTGGGTGGAACGGCGTATCCAATCGCTTCGACC